TAATAACATATAATATTTAATAAAATTATAAATTAATATATAATATTTAATAAAATTATAAATTATATATTTTTATTAAAATCTTAAGTTTCTAGCATTGTGTGCAAAGGTGTAAAAAATTATAAAATAGTCTTTATTTTAACAATATTAAATTAAAAGTTAATAAAAATTTCTTTTTTTCAAAATCTTTTAAAGAATTTTGAAAAAAATATAAATAAAAAATAATATAAAAAGTAAAAAAATATAAGAATATAATATGTATTATTATAAGTGCAAAAGATGTAATCACATAACAAAACAAAAAATAGATATGCAAAGACACTTACTTAAAAATAAAAAATGTAAAATAATAGAAAATAATAATTTATCAGATGAAGAATTATATAATAAATCATTGGAAAAACATGAAATAATGAATAAAACAAATGAAGATGATAATAAAATAGAATGTATAAAATGTAAAAAAAAATTTTATAGTAAATCTAATTTGAATAAACATATAAAAAATATATGTAAAGATTCATATATAAATATTCAGAATATAGCTGTTCAAAATATAGGGATTCAAAATATAATAAATATCAATGTAAAATATATAAAAGGATTTGATGAAGAATGGGATGTTTCACAAATTGATAATCATAAAAAAGGAGAAATATTGTTAAGTAATTCAAAATTTAGTAAAACACTTGAAAATATATTGAATAATGATTCAAATTTAAATGTAATTTTAGAAGATGAAGATATAGGAATCGTGTATAAATCAGATAAAAATAAATATTTACCAATGAAGTGTAAAGATATAATTGATACATCTATGAAAAAGATATATAAACATTTGAAAGATTTCTATGATGAAATTATAAATAATAATGTGAATGATTTAAGTGAATTATCATTAAAAAATGAACTTATGGAATTAGAAAAAAAATATAGTAAATTTTTTACAACAGATGAAGCAAAAAATATAGTGAATAAATCATTTTTATCAATATATAATAATAATAAAGATAAATCAGAAAGTATTTATTATGAATTACTTAAAAACAATAATACAGAAATAGAAGAATATTAATCAATTCCTAGAAATATAATATCATTTATTGTATAATCATTTATATTATTATAATCTTTATCACGTAATTTTAATAATGGTAATACATCTGGTACATTCCAAGCTATGGTATCTATATATGATAAATCATTCATCATAAAATAACTATTTTTACAATTATATTGAATCATATATGGTTCAATTTTAATTATTTTAGCAATAAATGTAACCATTAAGGAAGAAAAAATAATATTATATAATATGTCTGTTAAAATATTTCCCCTTGGATGCTCTACATTACAATTTAGATTATTATTTTCAATATGAAAAGAATAAATGGAATCAAAATGTTTTATATTTAATTTACTATTTATCAGACTATTTATATTTTCTGTAAAATAAATATTATCAAACAATGACATCAAATGTTTTAATATAATATCTTTTTCATCTTTTATAAATGAAAATAATGGAAAACATTCTTTTAAATTTATGTCTAAATTTATTTCTTTATCATATAAAATTACTATATCCGATTTTAATTCTTTATCGTATATACTATAATTATCATGTAACATATATTTCAAAAAAGCTAAATACTTTTTTTCACTATTATAAAAATTTGGTACATATTGTAATACACGATATTCAATTTCCGGATGAAAAGTAGATTGTTCAATAGATACATAATAAAATTTTTCTTCTAAACCATAGAAAAATTTATTACCTTCAAATTTTTTATGTATTCTTGTGATATATATTTTATCTAAATATTTGTAATAATAACTCTTAAAAAAATATTCATATATACTTTCACCACCTATTATAAATATTTTTTCTATAATATTATTTAATTGCATATTTTTACATATTTCTATCGCAGAACATAATGAATCTACGAAATATATATCTAATTCATTATCTAATGTTTTATTTGTTATCACAATATTTATTCTATTTTTTAGTTTTTTCATAGGTAATGAATTATACGTATTAAATCCCATAATTACAATATTTTTTTTTAAATTATTAACTGTTATAGTCGTTATATTTTGAAAATATTTTAAATCTTCTTTGTATAACCATGGTATTTCATTATTGCATCCTATTACATAATTATCTGAATATGCAACTATAACATTTATATTTAGATCCATTTTGTATTATATATATAATAAAAATTTTATTATATATATAAACTATCTAAAGTTATATTATTACACCCTTGCAAACAATGCTAACATAAAACACCATTATAAAAAATGCAAATATTCAAAACTATTAAAATCTCAAAAATAATTATAAATAATAAATTTTAAATAAAAATATTTATTTTAGTTTTATTCAAAATAAATATTTTAACTTTTTAATTTGTATAAAATATTTTTTAAGAGTCTATAAAACAAATAGACTCAAATTGATAATATAAGAACTTATATATTTTTATCATTTTAATCAAAATTTAAATATAATATTTTATTTAATATAAAATTTTATTAATAAATTATTATATTTTTTTATATTTATTACAAATAAAGCTATTAAACAAAAAAAATAATATGTATTTTTAAGTGTATTTTATAAAAAAAAATATTTTAATTTTATCAATAATTTACTGATATTGAATTATAAAACAGCTTAAAAAGATATAAAACAAAAAAATAATATTTATTTTTAATTATATTTTATAAAAACAAATATTTTTATTTTATCAATAATTTACTAATATGGAATGATGAAACAGTTTAATCCGTTATTATTAAAATTTACCAAAATTTTAATCTGAACATATTATATTATCATTAAAACTTGATTAAAATATGTAAAAATTTACTATAAAAAAATTGAAATATTTTTTATATTATATTAAACAATATATAAATAATTCAAACTAGAAATTTTTAATGACTATTGATTGGTTATTAAGAGTCGGTGATGGTGAAAACTTCAAAAGATCTTCTAAATTTGGAATTTGGGGCCTTTCTTCAAATATTCCTACAAATAAATATTTTCTGAAAAATGTTAAATATGGAGATAGATTATGGTTTGTAAAAAGTAGATCTCAAGGTAAAATAATTGCTGTTGCAACATATTGTTCGCATAATAAACGTGAATTCGGTCCTCTTATTGATATTTCATTATCGAATGAAGAACTTGGATGGAATGGTAACGATTGGTCGGCTAATATAGAAGTTCATTATTCAGACTTATATGGATTAGATAATTGTGATCTTTATACTCATATAAAAGGTCCTTCAACAATTAGAAAATATGACTTAAAATGTAAAGTGATTTTACCACAAGAATATATCTATATTGTAAGATATAGTAAAGTTAGGATTCAAATTGTATAAATAAGTTTTTCTTCATTTTATATTTAACATATAAAATATGAAAATATATCTTTAATCAATATTTTAAAAGATATATGGATAGTAATAAAACCTAGAATATACCTTTTAGTTTAAAGCATTTTTTTTCTATTATAAAATTATAATAGTTATAAAATGAGTATGTATTATTTAACAAGTATTTCCGTTATTACTTGTAATATTTTGTTTTATTCTATAACATCACTTTCAAATTCTATAACATCAACACAAAATGTATTTAGATTTATATATGAACATAAAGATAATGATTATTTAATTTATAAAAATCAATTAAAGAATATGGATTTAATGTATAAAATGAAAATTATCCATGAACTTATATTTGATACTATTCAAAAATATATTCCTGAAAAAGAAAAATATAATAATTTTTTAGAATATATAAAAAATCCTATAGTAGAAAATAATGATAATGATAGTTTCAATATAATAGATATAAATTATGATGTAGATATTATTTCAATTATAGATAAACCTATAATCTACTCTATAATCTCAATTTCAGAAATTTTACAAAATATTCAAATGATTATAAATACAATAAAAGATAAAATTATAAAACATCAAAAAATATATTTTAAAAATATTATAAATTTATGTCTAAAAAATGAAATAGCTCAATTAACATTTTATAATAATTTATTAGATATGCGTTATACCATTTTTATAGATTTATTAAAAATTTATTTGCCACTTAATGTTCAAAATTTAAAGAATAAAAATTGATTCTAAGTAACCAATCGAACATACTATTTTTATAAAACCTTAGTTTCCTTACTATATAGTCATTTCATTAATATTATAATAAATTTAAAAAAACCAGTTTAAATCAAGTCGGACATAACGAACACTTTTGTAAACACTCTTTAAGAATATTTACAGACAAACATTTAAACTTCTTCTAAGAGCTAATGTTATCTCCACAAGATAAAAGATTGCAAAGTGTACTTAATTTATTATAAAATTTAACACAATTTTAAAATAGACTAAATATTAATTATGTCTTATACAAAGTGTATTTTTACAACATTTTTTACATAAATAATCTATACATCTCATAGACGCAATATTATTACATATACATAATGATATATCAAATCTATTCATTTTTATTTTTTTTATTTTATTAAAATCTGAAAATTTATCTATTATTTTTTTTTTATATTTATTATCTAAATCATTTATAAAATCGAAACTTGTTAAATCATTCTCTTTATTTTTATTACACCAATTATTTATAACATCGTCAATATAATATTCAACATCTGATTTAGTAAATATTGTTTTAATAAAAGTTTTTTTATTATTATCCATATGTTTTCGGATAAAATTTATTTTTTCAATTAATTTAAGAAATTGATCCATATTTTCTTGAGAATTATTGATAAAACTGTATGCTAGTTCCTTAAATTCATTCATATTTAAAGTTTTGTAAAATTCTTCTTTTACCATTCTATCTTTAATTGATTTTACTGCAAGTTCTATATTATATTTATTCAATATAATACTATTCCTTTTATTTTTATTGTAATTTAATACTTCCTTTGTTTCATAGTAATCAATATTCTCTTTATCTAATTCAATAATTAATTTTTTTTTTAAATCTATTTTATATAAAATATCTTTAATTTCATCTTCAATACTATGAATAGTAGGAATTTTTTTTTTAACAAAAATATCAATATAATTTTGATGCAACAATACTAAATCTGTAATTTTATTATAATTATATTTTTCAAACATTTTATTATATTCATCTTTCCTTTTTTCATATATAATATCTTTATTTTTTTTAGATAAAAGTTTCATTCTTGAAATACAGCGTAAATAATTATTATAATCAAATTCTGTTCCATATTTTTTATAAGCAAGATCTTTTACATCTGCAATATTAAATAAATGCATTGTTCTATTCCAACCTTTACGAACAATATCATAATTTAAAGATTCCATTTCATCTGATGTTAAATCATACATATCCATAGACCATGATTTACAAATAGTTTCATCTAACTCTATTAACATATTATTTTTAATATTTTTCATATTTGGTTTATTTATATAAAAATTTTTACACACAATAGCTACGTTCATTATATCTGTGTATAATTTACGATAACTAGTATTTTTATCACGTAGTGTTAAAAATTCGTAAATAATTTTAACGCAATCATCGGGTAAATAATTTCCAATATTATATTTTTTTTCATGTGAATATACTATGTTTATTTTTTTTTCTATTGCTTCTTGTTCTTTTTTTTTATTTTCTAGATATACAATATCACATTTTCTACGATGTAATTTCATACCACGTATTTTATATTCTTTATTACAATTAATACAATTTTCCATTATATAATTTATATAATAATATTTTACATATTTTTAAATACTTATTTTATTTATAATTTATTATATTTGATAATATATGTATCTTTTATAGGATGAAAAATTGCACACCAACTTCTTTCAATATAATGTCCAACTTCCGGATTAGAATGATCAGATAATTCTTTTATTAATAATTCATATCTTGATTTAGGATGTTGTAATATATCATTTCTATGTATAGAAAAAATACCATAATATATAATACAATTAACTTCTATATTACCAAAAATATTATTAAACCATAATCCAAATGGTCTAATATTACTTTTTTTTAAAATAATTTCTGAATTTTTATTTCTATTTTGTATATTTTTTGTTTGATAATTATCTAATTGAAGATTATAATGTATATCTTTAATATTATTTTGGTTTAAACTAATAAAAACAGGTTGTTGTCTATGTTCAATTTCAGCCAATAGCTTAATTGCAATTTTTTTTTTATATATCATATCAACAGAACCAGGTAAAAATATTGTTATTTCAGATAAATTATGATAATTTGTTATAATATGATTTAAATATGTATGATCACATTTTCCAACATTTGGAAGGTTAATTATTTTTTTTACATATTTTTTTTCAAAATCGTCATTGTCACCTTTATTATAAACAATATACTTATATTGGTTAAATGGATTTTCCAAAGTCCATTTTAAATCTTCATTATATCGTGCAACAACTATATCAATATTGCTTGTATTTTTTGCTATAAAATTTTCATTTATAGTATTATACATTGAATCTAAACTTTTATTTAATATGTAAAAAAAAATATATAATAAACTAATAATAAAAAATAAAAATAATATTTTACTATCCATTAATTATAAAATATATATTTATTTAAGAATAAATCTCTATTAAATCAATAAAATTTAAATCATATGTATTAGATATATTTAATAATCTTTTTGGATTAAAAACTTTTTGAACTAATTCTTTTATGATTATTTTACCAATTAATTTATTTATATCAAAATTTGATATATAATTATCAAATTTTTTTTTTTGAAAATATTTTAATTTAATATTAAATTGATTAAATATTACATTATCATTATCATAATAACCAATTAAAAAATTTTTATTAAATTCTAAATTAGATGTATTATAGGTTTTATGTAATATTAACTCGGTTAAATTATTATATTTCAAATAATTTAATTCTTGTTTAAAACATGTTCCAAAAATAAGATGAGTAACAGAATTTGGTATATCCCCTTCTTTTATAGATTGATTAAACCAATACCCAAATGTAAGATGAGTAACAGAATCTGGAATCATTCCTTCTTGTAGATTTTGATTGAAACGATCTCCAAAAATAAGATGAGTAACACTATTTGGTATAACTCCTTTTTCTAGAATTTGATTAAAACGATCTCCAAATGTAAGATGTGTAACACTGTTTGGAATTATTTCTTTATTTATAGTTTTATTAAAAGAATAACCAAAAATAAGATGAGTAACAGAATTTGGTATATCATCTTTTTTTAAAATTTGATTAAAATCCCATCCAAAAGTAAGATGAGTAACATTATTTGGTATATATTTTTCAATTAATAATTGATTAAAAAATGATCCAAAAGTAAGATGTGTAACAGAAGTTGGTATATCTGTTTTTCTAAATATTTTAGAATTCATAAATAAAGTCCCAAAAATAAGATGAGTAACAGATTTTGGTATATCTTCTTCATTATATGTTTGATTAAAACAATAGCCAAATGTAAGATGAGTGACAGAATGAGGTATAATACCTTTTTTAAAAGGTTTATTATATGAATGTCCAAAAGTAAGATGAGTAACAGAATTTGGTATATCACCTTCTTTTAGAATTTGATTAAAATCCCATCCAAAAGTAAGATGAGTAATTGAATTTGGTAAATCTCCTTCTTTTAATGGTTTATTAAAAGAAGAACCAAACGTAAGATGAGTAACAGAATGAGGTATTCCACCATTGTTTAAATTTTGATTAAATGTATCTCCAAAAGTAAGATGAGTAACATATTCAGGTAAATATCCTTCTAATAATTCTCTATTAAAATTAAATAAAAAAGTGAGACATGCATCATTTGATATTTCGCAATGGTTTGAATAATTTTTTAAAAATGAAATGTATAAATCAGTATTCATGAATTAAATAATAATATTTTAATATAAATAATTTTATTATAAATAATAAATCATTTTTTTTTAATTGTATAAGTTGTTTCATAATTGAATATCAATATTTTATAAAAAATAATGAAAATAATAGTTTTAATTTATAATATAACTATTGTTTATATTATAAAAATATTGTTTAATATATGTACATTTTTATTTATTTATATTTAAATTTTGATTAAAATTATAAAAATAAGAACTTATATATTTTCATAATTTTAATCAAAATTTAAATATTATATTTATTACAAATAAAGCTATAAAACCAAAAAAAATAATATGTATCTTTATTTTATCAATAATTTACTGATATTGAATTATGAAACAGCTTAATAATTTCCAAATTTTTTGTATATATAATTGCTAATCCATTCTGTTTTACTTGCTTCTAATTGTATTTCTTGTTCTGCATTATTTATATATTTAAGTACTAATCTTTTCTGTTTTACAGCTTCTTGGTTCATTTATATATTGAAGTGCGAATCTCTTCTGTTTTACAACTTCTAATTATACTTCTTTATTTGGTTTATTTATATATTGAATTGCTAATCTGTTCTGTTTTACAGCTTCTAATTGTACTTCTTTATTTGGTTCATTTATATATTTAAGTGCTAATCCGTTCTGTTTTACAGCTTCTAATTGTACTTCATTAGATACACTACAATTTAAAAATGAAATTGCATATCCATTCTGTTTTACCGCTTCAAGTTGTATTTTTTTAGATGGATTTTTTATAAATTTAATATCTAATCCGTTCTGTTTTACAGCCTCTAATTGTACTTCTTCATCTGGATTATTCAAATATTTAATTATAGATCCATTTTGTTTAACTGCTGCTAATTGTACTTCTTTATTTGGTTCATCTATATATTCAATTGCTAATCCGTTCTGTTTTACAGCTTCTAATTGTATTTCTTTATTTGGTTGATTTATATATTTAATTACTAATCCGTTCTGTTTTACCGCTTCTAATTGTAGTTCATTAGATACATAATTTAAATATACAATTGCATATCCATTCTGTTTTACAGCTTCTAATTGTACTTCTTTATTTGGTTCATTTATATATTTAAGTGTTAATCCGTTCTGTTTTACAGCTTCTAATTTTACTTCATTAGATACACTACAATTTAAAAATGAAATTGCATATCCATTCTGTTTTACCGCTTCAAGTTGTATTTTTTTAGATGGATTTTTTATAAATTT